CGGCCGACGATGGCCACGGTCGCCGAGACGCCCGGGGTGTAGGACACCCGCAGATACCGACGACGAGCCTTGGTGTCAACGTCCAACTTCACGACCTGCGTCACCGCGGTGCCAGCCGCGGAGATCGCCGGGATCGTGAACCCGCCGGTGCCGCCGGCCACCATCGCCGTGATGTCAACGAAGTTGGCGTTCGACTCGTCCGACTCTGCAACCTTCAGGACATTGGCGAACACCGTGTTGGCGTTCGATGCCCGAAGGACGCCGACGCTGGCACTGTCGTAGCCAAGGGTGTCGATGGTCAGAGTGGCCGTCGCCGTGGCGCCAATCGCCGCGGAAGGAAGTTCGCCCACCATTCGGTGATTCTGGAGAGGGATCATCTGCTGATTGCTCCTTCGCTATCAAGAGTTCGGAGTACGGAGGGCGACCACAGGGCCGCTCTCGGTCGTAGATCCGAGGGAGTGGTGGTTGATGTCGAACCGCATCGTGCCTTGGAGGAGCAACTGGTCGGTCGTGGCGTAGACCTGATCGTACAGCCGCACCGAGAAGTCACGCCGACGAGCGTAGATGCTCGAAAGACCCATGTTTCCGAACAGAACCTTCACCTTGTTGGTGTCGGCCCCGAGGGTGCTGTTGAGAACGTGGATTGTCTTCACCGGATACCCCAGGAAGGACTCTCCGGCGTTTCGTCCCAGGTTGTCCACGGTGTTGCCGCCGGCAGCGTACTTCAGGCGAGCGATGCTCGACGCATACCCGGCCGGCGAGATGTACCACGCAGCGCCCTGGCGGGCGTAGAGCGGAATCCGGCCGACGACCGCGAGGAAATCCTCGATGTCGAGGGTCTCGAACGCCGTGTTGCCGGCGAGGGCCGTGACCACCGACGCAGTGCGAGTGCCGTCGTTGATCTTGTTGACGATGCCGTTGATGCCGCCGAACTGGGCCGATCCGTCGCCGATCCAGCCGCAGGTGTCGATTCGGAAGGCCAGCGAAGTCGAGAACTCCTGGGCCACGCTGTCGGCGAGGCTCACAAAAGCGTCGTCCACCACCTCCGTACTCATGCGGCAGGCCACGGCCAACTTCTTTGCCGTGAGGCTGACGTTCGTGTAGGTCGGGTCGCTCTCGGTCACGCCGGAGCCTTCGCCGACGAAGTACGCCGTAGTTCCGGTGACACGCTTCGGGATGATGAGGGTGTCGCGGCTCATCGACACGTTCTCGGCGGCCGAGGGGAACGTGCCATAGGTCTCGACGAGCCGGATCACCCGGTTGGCAAACTCTTCGGGAACCAGAGCGCCACCGAGGGCGTTCGAGTTCTCGCCGAGGGCGCGGGTGTCCACGCCGTTGTCCTTGCACCACCGGAGGTCTTCCTCCCGGCGGAACACCGTCGCGCCGAGCCAGCGGCCCGAGCGGTAGGCCGACTCGACGGCCTCGGGACCGTCGTTGAACGCCTTCAGGGTGCTGTGATGGGGCAGAATCGCCCGAACCTCGGTCTTCTTCTGCTTCGCACCCTCTTCGCTGCCCTTGGCGGGAGCGGGAGCGGCCGGCTCGATCATGGTCTGGAGTTCGGCCGACTTGGCCGCAAGGCGCTGCTCGAACTCAAGGTCGGTCTTGACCTTGTCGGCCTCGTCGGTGAGGCGCCGGAGTTCGACGGTCTGTTCTTCCGAGCGCTCGTCGATGTCGGCAAGTTCGTTGAGGCGAGCGGCGATGGCCGCGGCACGATCCTGAAGGCGCTTGAGGTTCTTCATCTGGCTGTCGCTCCTTGTCTGAGCCAGCCAAACGCAAAAGCGGCGGCTGGCGGGTGGTTCCCGCTAGCGCGCCGCGAAATGAATCCTCAAGTCGCTCGCACTGCACCCCGCGACTTCCATCGCGGAGCAATATGTCTACCTGTAGCCTACGCGCTGCGTGGCGCGCCGTGCAAGTCAGTCGGCGGGTTGTCAGTCGAAGACGCCGGTCTCGCCACCAGACTCGGGAATGTTCACGCCTTCGGCCTTGATGCCCCACTTGGCGAGGAACTCAAGGGCGTCGTCGAACAGCGGGCCGAATCTGGTTGCCCAGGTGATCGTGTGGTGGCCGTCGTATTCATCGACGAGCCGCTCAACTGGGAACTCGGAGTTGAGCATCCTGAGCGCAGTGAAATCCCACCCGTCGTGAAGCCAGCCCTCGCGGCCGTCTTCGACCCAGATCTTCCAGTTGTCACCCTCAATGTAGGGCTGACCTTTTTCCGGCGCTGTGAGTCCCATCAGTGGATTCTCCCGGCCAGAAACAGGAGAGTCAAGTCGAAGTGGGAGGTGTGCCAGCGCCGGAAGTACCGCGGCTTTTCGTATACATGCTGCACCCCCATCGATATCACTTCGGTGGCGCCAGTCGCGCTGCCGTTCTCGGCGTCGGCATACTGATTCGAGTACCCGAGGTAACTCTCCGACTGTCGCTTCTGCCCCTTTGGGGTCCACAGTTTGTAGTTCTCGCGCTCCGAGGAGAACTGGACGTACTGTACTTCGCCGTTGTGTTCCGCCTTGAACTTCGCAACCCGCGCGTCGTAGTCCTCCTTGATCGCGGCGCGGGTCTGGAATCCCGGGGTGTTCGCATAGGCCATGAACTCCTCGACCTTGGGGAGTTTCGGTCGTCCGTTCGCGTCAACGCTCGGGACGCTGACGGCCCTTGGGCCGTAGTGCAGCCCGTGCGCGATCTCATGGACGATGACAGGGTCGCTTGTGTTGTAGTCCCCGTGAGTCCCCTTCGTGCCGTGCCTCGCCGTCTCCGTACCTTCGGTGTAGTCGGCGCTGCCCCTTGAGGTGTCAAGTTTGACCCTTACGGCGCTGCCCTTCGCTTGGTGCATCGGAGAGGAAACCTTGCTCAAGAACGCCCAAGCCTTCTGCGCGTTCTTCTTGAAACCGTCGTAGAACTTTGACCCAGAGGCGTTCTCCGTCTCTGGGTGGTACTGCTTGCTGGCGTCGAACGTCGCCGTCTTGCCGCCGTTGTGCGCCCTGGTGAACTCGCCAACCAGATCGTGCGCCTCTTTGTTGTACTTGTCCTCAAGCAGATCTTGCTTCTTCCAGACCTCGCGCCGCTCCTCCATCAACTTCTGGATGTCCCCCTTCATCCGCTCGTACTCGGCGACTTCCTCCTTCTTGGGCTTCTTGGGCTTTGAGTCAGGTCCGATGATCTTCTGCGCAAACGCGGTCCTCTCCCTCTCGGCGTTCGAGATCGCCTCGTCGATGTCGTACTTCTTCTGAGACAGCGCCTTTCTCTCGGCCTCGAATCGCTTCTCGATTGCCTCCATCTCGGAGTGGAACTTCTTCAAGTCGGCGTCGATGCGCCGCTTCGCGAAATCGACCTGAGTCTCGCCTTCGAGTTTCTTGATCGAGGTGTCGATCTGGCCGGAGAACTTCCCTGGCGGCGCCTCGACGATGTTCAGTTCCTTATTCGCCTTCTTGATGCGGATCTTCTGAAGCATCTCGGCGCGGCGCTTGTCTGCGGCCTCTTGGGCGGCCTGCTTCTCGGCGGCGTCACGCTCGCCCTTCTCTGCCTTCCGCTTGGCCGCGGCGCTCCGCAACTTGTTGATCTGCTTCTGCTTGTCCCGCTGCGGCTTCGTCTCGATGGACTTCTTCTTGTCCAGGGCTTCCTGGGCCGCCTTCTTGGCGGCGGCCTTTTCGCGCATGGCTTTCGCCCTGGCGAGAGCCTCTGAGGCATTCACTTTCTTCAGCGCGCCGCCATGAGAGAGCGGCTTCTGCGGGATGCCGTCTTCCTTGGCGCACTGGTTGCCGACGCCGAACCCGCCCTTGCCGGTTCCGCAGGCCACGTTGGCGCCTGGCCCGACGGGGCGAGCGCCCGCCGCCTTGACTTTCTTGCGCTTCTTCGGCCGCCGGCCGCCGCCGGCCCGGCGCAGCGCCGCCGCGGCGTTGTTCAGCGCAGCGAGGAAGTAGGACTCGTCGGCCCTGGCGATTGCCGACCGGAGTTCAGTGTGCGGATCCACGGGAGATGGCCTCCAGCGCCTTCGCTCGCAGTTTGGCCGCCTCCGACGCCGGGTTGATGGATCGCTCTGCGGGCTTCTTCTCCTCGGGAGGGGCGTCAGGAGCCGGCTTCGACGGCTCCTGGATCCTCTCCTCCGGGATGATCCACAGTTTGCAGACGGCGTTCGGGTCGATCTCGCCGTCCACGGCGCCGCACTCGCCGTTCTCGAAGAACACGCAGTTCTCGCACCGCATGCCGCGCTCGGCGAACGGGTTCTCGGTCATGTAGTGGGCGCCGTCGGGGCCGCCCTGCGGCCACTTGCCGTTCTCGACGACGATCTGCTCGACCGCTTCGTAGAGCGCGAAGTTGGCTGGCGAGAGGGACTCGGCGTCCTGGTCTTCAAGAGCGCGGCCCTCAAGTTCTTTCACCTTGCGGGCGGCCCAGTTCTTCGCCGGCGTGCCGCCCCACAGCAAGTGCGCAACGAAGCCCGGCGTCTCTTCGCCTGCCTTGTCCCATCCCTCCCGCTTGTCGGCGGCGTGGCGGGCAAACCAAGCGTTCATCTCAACGACCCAATCTTCGTTCATCTCTTCGCGGCGGGCGAGTTTGTTTGCCCTGGCCACGGTCTCGGGCTTCAGGCCGTCCCCGGACTTGCCCTCTTCATGCAGCCGCAGGCCGCGCTTGGCCGCGGCGGCCATTCCGGCCGTCGGCTTCAGGCTTGCGGCCCGCTGGTCGATGAACGCCGGGGCTTCGCCCATGATGTTGCTGGCCGATACCAGTTCGCTCATCTTCTTGGCCACGAAGTAGTCGGACTCCTCCCAGACTCCGTCCTCGAAGTCGAACTTCCGGACGAGCGCAGCGGGGTCGTCCGGCGTTGCCTCAATGGGCGACTCGGAGTAGTCCCCGATTGAACCTTCTGACATGACGTACTCAATCCGGCCGACGCCGCCATCCCAGGCGACAAAGTCGCCCGCGGAATACACAGACCGGCTGGCCATCTCAAGCGCGCGGCGGCTCACAAACGACTCGGTGGCGGGATACGCCGGCCGCATCACAGGGCCAACGTCGAACAGGCCATCGAACGAGGTGATCTCACGCAGTTGCCGGCCGTCCTGCATGCGGGACCACTTCTCACCGGCGCCCTTCACTCGGAAGGCGAACGAACTTCCGCGGACATCGCCGCGCTCGATGGACTCGACAACGTCCGCGCGGCTCTCCGGCGGGTCGATCTCATACCGCAGGCCGCGCTCGTCCACCGACAGCCGCAGCGTCCCGGCTGACTCGCGGCCCAGGAGGAACATCTGCTCATGGTTGTAGAGGCCGACAACGTCGGTGCCGCGCTTCATCACCTCGTCGAAGGCGCCTGGCGCAATCCGCTCCACGAACCCACCCAGGTCGTGTGAGTCGGAGTTGAACAAAGCCGCATAGCCGCGGATTACGGCCTTCTTCTTGCCGGTCTTCTCGCAGTCGCACCGCTCCACGACGGTGTCGCAGGCGATCAGCCGTCGCTCGATGTCTTCTCGATTCTGTCCGTCCATGTGTCCAGTACCTCCTCATACTGCTTTCCGCTGCGGTGACACGACAGCAGGAGTTCGCGTGTTTCGTTCATCCACTGGGTCGTGAAGTCGTCAATCTGTAGGCCCGTGGCTTTTGCGGTGTCGCAGAGTTCCGTCCGCATGCGCTTCTCATGGGCTTCGAGCCACGCAGCCAACTTGGCCGGCTTGTTGCGGCGCTCCTTGATGCCGTCGGCCTCAATGACGGCCAACTTCCGGAGCGTCTGCTTGAAGAGTGCGCGTGCAGCGGCGGCGTCTGCCGCCGCTGAATCTGCCGCCGGCTCTGTGACGTTGGCGGCGGCCGGGTCGGTCGCCGCGGTGTCTGCTTCGGCCGCGGGGTCTGTTGCCGCCGGATCGGCGGC